TAGACAATGACGGTGATGCGCTCGTAACTGGCGCTCTGTATTGGAACTCTTCATCCAATAGTTTGTTTGTTTGGACAGGCTCTGCTTGGAATGCTGGAGCATTTGACACGGGCAACGCATTGGTTTCCACTAATAATTTATCAGATTTAGACAATGCCGCCGTAGCCCGTACTAACTTGGGCTTAGTCATAGGCACAGATGTGCAAGCATATAGCGCAGATGCAATTATTGGCGGCTGGACAATCACTGAAAGCGCCGGGTCTTTGTATTTCGCCACAGGCGGAACGAACAAGATGAAGCTGGACGCAAGCGGCAACCTTGATGTTGTCGGCAACGTAAACACTAACGCAACAATTAGCTAATAGGAGTATCCGAGGATGGCTATTAAAGTAGGCGGTACAGTAGTCGTTAACAACGACAGACAGTTGAGCAACATTGCATCAATAGACGCTAGTACGATAACGACGATTGAAAATTCAATCAGCGTAGGCGGAACTCTTGGCACGCTTACTAAGTCTTTTGCTCAAGACGAAACGGCGACAATCACTTTAACTGATCCTGCGTCTCCAGCGCCCGTTGTAGGTGTTACTAAAGAGGTTCCACAGCCGGGGCTTTCTTCTAAAGGTGCGTGGGATGTAGACTCTACAGGATCAAACTACAACATTTATGATTACGCAACTAATGTATCTCTGTCAAAAATTACAGTTAACGATTTTTCGGGCTTCAGCCAAAGCAATACAGTAGGCACTGCTCTTTCTCTAAACCCAAATTTTGCACAAACTATGAATATTAAGTTTTACAAAAGCGGGGTAGAATTTTATGCGGTGGATTTGAATGGGGAGCCTTTCAATCATTACACTTTAACAACCCCATACGATCAAGGGTCAGCCACCTTAAACTCAAGCAGCGATTTCAATGCAAAAATTGGCTCAGGTATTTATTGCTTCTTGTTCAACGTAAGTTACACCGCATCAAGCGGCGCTGACAAAATATACGCCGCTGGTCCGGCGAGTGGCATTATATATGAACTTGATATGTCTACTGAATTTGACCCTTCATCTGCTACTTATAGCTCAGTATCTTACAACCTGTCGGGCGATGGCGTTTCGACTGTTATGGACATATCGTGGAACGATGATGGCACGAAGTTTTATGCTGTGAGCAGTAGCTTTAGAATATATCAGTATTCTATAACGACAGCTTACGATCTTTCTTCTGGTATGTCTTTTGATGGTTTCAAAGATATTAGCGGCCAGAACGAAGGCGGTATAGGTTGGGCAGAAGACGGAAATTCTTTAATTGGAGTCAGTTACGGAAACGATAGAATCTTTAAAGTGTCCCTGTCTACAGCTTACGACATTACGAGTACAGTTACTTTTGTCAGTGATTTTGATATTTCAAGTTTGCAAACGCTTCCTCGCTCCATCTATGTAGTTCCTGATTTATCACGGATATATCTTGCTGGACAAATTAATACAGTTCACCAGCTTTATAGCACGGTCTCTATAAGTAAACTTGAGAAGAGCACAGGCACTTGGCCCAATGATGAACTTAATAAAAATATCAAAGTCACGGGTGGTGGCAGTCTTTGGGTAACGGCAACTGACGGCACGTTTACGGAAGAAGTAGCGCCTTCGTCCTATCCGATTGCTGCTGGCGATTGGGAAATGGTGAACGTAGAAGTTGATGCTACCAATGGCCTATCCGTTGCGGGTTATTTGGAAGGTTATGTTGTAAGTGACTTAGCTTATACTGGTGTGAGATATAACTTTGCTAGTCAAGATTCTGGAGCAAGAGGTTTTAACTTTAGTCACGATGGTTCAAGAATATACATGGCTGGGGCTACTAATGATGAGGTGTATCGTTACGACCTAACGACCCCATATGATTTATCGACTATAAGCTATGTAGAAGTGAGCAACTTAGACATTGATGTAGTTCCAGAGGTCGCTTTGTGGAACCCAGACGGATCAAAGTTTTTTACGGTCGGGCAGATATACGATGATATTAGAGTGTTTAGCGCATCCACCGCTTTTGATGTTACGACCTTAACGTATGACGGGGCAGGGTCTGACTTATACGTTAATGCGGCAGGGGCAGATCCGAAAGATTTTCAGTTTGGCTCCAACGGAACTAAAATATTTGTAGTTGCAAGTAATAACAGCAATGTATCAGTGTGGAATTTAAGCACAGCTTATGTGCCTTCGAGCGGAACATTTTCCACAAGTGTTAGCTTTAGCGCCCACTGCAGCGACATCTACTCTTTAGATTTTAATGCAGATGGCACTAAACTTGTTCTTTTGACTAGAAGCAACAGCAACAGCAACCCTGCTATACTTGTGTTTGATTTGGGGACGGCTTGGGATGTTTCATCTGCCACACTTGTTGGAGATAGTGATGGCCTGACAACAAGTGGCTCTGGAAATATTTCTGGTGATCTAACTAGCGTCTATAAAGTTAGATTTAGTGCTGATGGGACTAAAGCCTTTATCTTTCAATACAACCATTACGTCTATGAGTTAGAAACCAAAGATATTTTTTCCACAACAAACCAATATGCAGTTGCTACAACAAACTCTGGCGGTCAGATCGATACTCAATACTGGGTTGATATAAACAGCATGACTGCTGATGAGGCACTTAACGGCGGCAATGCCTACTATGCAGTTTCTACGGACAACCATACGACATGGAGCGTGGCTAAAGGCACAGATGGTGTTCGCCCGATTGTTAAAAATAACTCTGGGACATGGCAATACAACGATGCTGAAGGTTCTCGCAACTACGCATACGATAATTCTACTAAACTATCGACTGTAGATTTTGTAACATTAGCGGGTGCATCTTGGACAAGTTCCCTTGGGGACTTTGACTGTATTGAGTTTAAGCCTGATGGAACTAAGGTGTACGTCATTGATGGCGGCGGAGGCCCAGCCCCCCGTATCTCTCAGTTTGATTTAAGCACTCCGTGGGATATGTCTAGCGGGACATTTGTTCACACGAAGACACTTACAGGCAACCCAACCACAAGTTTAATTTGGAAGCCTGATGGAACACGTTTCTATTATGGGGAAGAATTTAGCTTTGACGGTATTATTGAATATGTGTGTTCAACGCCTTGGACTGTAAGTACAGCAAGCCATAGCCATACGGAATCAGCTTTTAATGATGATCCATCTATTCAATTTATAAATAACGGCTTTAATCTAACAACATTTGATAGAGGCCGAGTCATGAAAAAGTACACTTTGACTTCATCATATCAATTAAGCTCAACCAACACTACACCCACACAAAGTTTAACTTTGCCAGGAATCTCTGATAGCATCAACAAAGTTGTAAACCACTTCTGGGCAGACAGCGGGAATACGTTGCACGTTTTCTACGAGCACTCTGGCTATGGCACAAAACATCGTGAGTATAGTTTAAGCACTGCATACGACCTTTCATCAACCATCACTCTAATTGCAACCAATGAAAACGATGCACTAGATGATGATGTCAATAATAAAATTCAGTTTGATGGCATGACTATTAAGCCTGATGGAACCCGTATGTATGCGATTAACGGCTTCTCTCAAGTGTCAGAGTTCTCAACATCTGGCGTTGAATATACAACTACTGAGAATTGGGTGAACGCTACCACAAACGCTGAAATTCCTGCCCTTACTGAAGCACTGGCGGAGACAGAGTTTAACAGGATGGATAGCACTCAACTAGCAGCGGTGGCGGATGGAAGCCATTTCACTTTGACGGATAGCCTTGACCTAGCAGTCGGCTTTTATACGACATCTACTTCTTCAATCCCTACAAGTGATGGCGTCAGTGTAAACTACGATGCGGAGGCGCTTAACCAAGGTGCTGTACTGGGGACGGACTACGATTACGACTTCCCCGATAGTAGCACGGTCAGGGTTACATCCAACGCTACGCAAAACTTAAAGATAAGGGTTGTTTAGAACTTAGGTGCAGAATCTAAATGATTTTTTTTAATATTTGCCAACAAGGGCAGTATGGGATGAAGTGCAGCATCGAAGCACAAAAATTTACTATAACACTTGATAGAACACTAATTAAATGTTATTATAGCACACTAACAGACAGAACTTAGTTAACTAGACTTAGTTCACAGAATATCCCCCCAGCCTAAATTATAGCTGACGCATATTCACACATCTTACACATTATATGAAGGGGCCTAAAAATGGCTGATAAACGGTTTGATCCCGTTACGGGGTATGAAATAAAAGCTTTACCTGAAGGTTCTTTAAACGCAGGTCAAGAATACTTAGTTAAACCCGGAGGGGGCTTTGACAGTCTATACTACTCCAATTCGGCGGATACTTCGCAACCAAGCGGTGCTTCTATTAAGCCAATGAATATTATAGACGACTACGACTCTGCCACCAACACTTATAATTATGGTCATTTAACCGGGATGACTATTGAGCAGTATGAGGACGCATATAAAGCACAAAAAAATGGTACGCTCGACTCTTTTGATCCCAACGCAAGTGGATCGGCAGATGTTTCGTCTACAACTTCTGGTGAATATACTAATGCGACCGGTGGATCGGCAGATAATTCTGGCATAATGTCTGGCACCGCTAGTTCTCAACCTGCACAAATCGTTCAGCAAATAGATACTTCTGGTCTGGCCCAAGCCGGGGCTATGAGTTCTGGTTTTAATAGTATTGAAGGGCTTTTATCGCAGTACAATACGGCTGCTACAAATCAGATGAATACTCTAAATCAAACCACCACGGATGGCTTTGCTGAAGTTGGAAGTAGATTTGATACAGTTGATACTGCCAATTCAAACGTACAAAATTTGGTAAACACTGGTTTTCAAGAGGCAGAAGCGGCCCGTGCTGCTAACCTTGCAGCGACAGGCACCGCCTTTGAATTGACGGGGGGTCTTATCTCCGATGGATTTGCTACTACTTCGGGGCAATTAACGGACACCCAAGCAAACGTCCTTGGAGGGCAAGGTGATCTTCAAGACAACTTAGATACTATGGCAAATTCCGCCGATTTGTATGCTCAACAATCCCTTGAAAATCAGCAAGCCCTTCAGTCTGGGCAAGACGGTTTCGTGAGTAGTTTTGACACATACACTGACAGGTACGAAGATGATCAAGAAATATCTCAAAATTCAAGAAATGATATATTCACCGCACAGGCAAATCAAAGTGATCAAATTCGTGAGGATATACAAGACTACGAAAACTCTTCTGCGCAAGCTCAGAGGGATATTTCTGCACAATTAGCAGAACTGGATCGCCGTTTTGTAAGTGGCTTTGCTGGGCTAGATGCAGGTCAAATTATACAAGCCAGAAATTCTGCTTTATCGGCGGCAGGTCAATCAGGACTTGACCCTACGTTAAGTAGGAATTTTTATTTACTAGGAAACTCATTCGATGAAAACGGGCGTCTTGCACAGGCAAGTACTGATCAACAGGGCAATGTCACCCGGCGCTTCATGGATGAACTTGGTAACATAAACATAAATACATCTGATGTTGCAGGGAACAGTATTTCCACCGATGTGATAAATCTTCGTCAAACATTGCAACAAATTAACAACGTGCAAAACGTAGCTGGGAGCAACGCCAGCATGGGGTCACCTACCCCCGCCAGTGGCTTTGCCTCTCCATTCACACAAACAGGATAAATCATGCATCCAACAACAGTATCAAAAGACTGCGTAGAACTAGTTAAAAAGTTTGAAGGTCTGCACAAAGTAAAAGACGATGGCCTAGTACACGCCTACCGTTGTCCGAGCGGAAAGTGGACTTGCGGATTTGGGGCGACCAAAGGGGTACGCTCTGGAGTTAAGTGGACTAAAGAATATGCCGAAATGCGTCTGATTGAGGACTTAGAGGAACACGGCAAGATTGTTAAGAAGTACGTTAATGTACCTTTGACTCAATCACAGTATGATTCCTTGACCTCATTTGTATTCAATTTAGGCGGTGGTGCGTTCCGATCATCAACCTTGCTGAAACGCCTGAACGCTGGAAAGTACGACGAATGCCCTGAACAGATTATGCGGTGGAACAAAGCCCGTGTCGATGGCAAACTAACACCGCTTCGTGGTCTAACACGCCGCCGCACCGCAGAGGCCGCTATCTTCGCCCGTGAGGCTCAACTACCTTCCGATGAAGGTGGGCCGCAGATGCCACAGAAACCTACCGCAGAGGCTCCTAAATCCCTTGCTAAGTCCAAGACAATGGCGGGGGCCGGGATCGCTGGTGCGGCTACTGCAATGAACGAGGTAGCAGGCCAAATTCAAGGTCTGGTAGCTTACGCCCCTATGTTAAAAACAATCTTCTTGGTGTGTGCAATCGGCGGTATCGCTTTGGCTGCATACGCTCGTTTCAAAGATAATAAAGAAGGCGTCCACTAGTGTTCATCTTTGGTAAAATTAAGATGTACATCATTGCCACTTTAGCATTGGCCCTGCCCATTATCTACGTCTTCGGGCAGATCAAAGGACGGGCAAAAGAAAAGAACAAAGTTCTGACTGATGAACTACAGGCGCAGAAAAAGGCGTCTGATTTTTATAAGGCGATGGCAGACAATGAGAGCGATACTCTTACTGACCGCAAGTCTATTACTGACAGGCTGCGCAAAAACGGTTTATAGAACCCAGCTTGAAATATACTGCCCCCAAATTGCGCAGTACGATGAGCGGTTCAACAACCAATTAGCTGACGAATTAGAAAGTCTTCCCGCCGAGGCTACGGCAATCGATGAGGCTGTCAAAAACTACATCTACCTTCGTGATCGTATCCGTAGATGTAACGAGGAAAAGGATAAAATCTAATGGGCATTTGGGAAGATACCTTCGGCGGTGGCAACAGCTTCACTGAAAGCGTAGCAAACGTATTTACCCCCAATGATGGCGCTTCATATGTAAGCGGTACATTGACGTATGACAGCGGTGATAATGCAGGTCAGGTAGTTGCGGCAAACTCCTCTGGAGGGTTTGGTAGTGATGACGATGGTAAATCCATTTACACGGGTTCCATGAATAGCATCAATACAAATTCCGGTAACATTTCAGGTAATAAAAATAACGACTTTGTACCAACGGGTTCAGCCCCAAGCACAATAGCTTCCATTCTAGGATTTACGTCACCTGTGACGGCAGTGGCTACTGTAGCTGGTAAACTCATGGGCTGGGCAAATGGCCTTGATCCAGAGGCCGACATTAAACAGGGCAGTGTAATCGGTGGTCGGCAAATATATACCAAAGCTGGCGAAGGCGGGATGTCTTATTCATACAACTTCCTTGGAATGCCCTACGAAGTTGAGGTTATAGACGGTAAGGTCTATGATAAATTATCACAGGATGCAAATGGTAACTATCCCGGCATGGACGATTATGACCAAGCAACTACTCGCTACGCAACGATGGCCCAAGATCTCCGAGATCAAGGGAATGATGACGAAGCCGATGCGCTTTTAGCAGAGGCCGAAGATAACGCCGCCACAGAACCACCTAGTAATGTAGAAATCAATTCCGACGAAGTAATAGAGATGGCTAAAGCAGCCGGAGTTATACAGTCACAAGAAGACATGAAGGCTATCATTGAAGACCCTAATAAGTTTTTAAATGATAAGGGTCTTAAACTGGCAGATATTATGCCAACCATCGATGCGGATGCGGAAGGTACACTTCTTGACCCTGATGATCCGAGATACAGTCTAGGTGAAAATGACGGGTACACTGCCGTTTCTACGGGCGATGCAGCCACGGTAGCAGACGTAGTGCAACCAGACACAGCTACTTATGACGCCAAGATGATAGAGCTTACTGACAAAGAAATGGTAACCGCAGTCAACGGGACGGTAAGTGATGATGCATTAGTAGATGCCAATGACCTGATTACCGACATCGAAGGTGCGGCCACTGGTGTAAATGCAGACGGCACACGCAGTGTTCTAGGCGAAGCTCTAAATGATTTTGCCTCTCAAGACATTAGTTCTGTGATTGATACGAGTACAATATCAGGTAAGTTGTTTGCCCAGAAGCTAGGTGAAGGTAATTACACCGACTCTAAGGCTACTGTCTTAGGTCAAATGAAGATTATATCGGAAGAGTTCAAAGACTCTAACGGCAACCCTACTATACCCGCTTGGGCGCAGTCTATGCACCGCGATGCCTCAAAATCTGTAGCCTTCAATGGTATATCAGGTACTGCGGCAACGGCAGCTTTTAGTAATGCAATTATGGAAGCTACTCTAGGTGTGGCCGAGAAGGACGCAAGTTTTTTCCAAACGCTGACCATCAAGAATTTAGACAACCGTCAGCAAGCCGTAATTAACAAGGCTAATGTTTTATCCAACTTAGAGATGAACAACGTAGATGTTAAGACACAGGCGGCAATACAAAACGCCAAAAACTTTATGCAGATGGACCTACAAAACTTAACTAACGATCAACAGGCAGAGGTAATAAACCGAGCCGCCTATGTTCAGTCCCTGTTCGATAATACTGCCGCTATCAATGCACAACGGTTGTTTACGGCGGATAATGAAAATGACGCTAATAAGTTTTGGGGTGAACTTGCAGTATCTGCACAGCGTCACAACTCATCTGAGATGAATGCCTTAAAGAAGTTTAATGCAGGCGAAACTAATGACGCTGCGCAGTATAATTCGGACATGAAAAATGACCGCCAAAAGTTTAATGTAACTTTTCAAAATGAAATTGACAGAAGTAATGCTAAGTGGCGGCAGACCGTAGAGACTGCCAATAATCAGATAATGGTTGATGCCCATACAACAGATGTAAAAGCAGCCCTCGACATAACACAGGAAGCCCAGAATAGGCTTTGGGATAGCACAGATAGCCTACTAGATTTAATCTGGAAGACTACCGACAACGATATGGAGCGTGAGCTTAGATTGTTGACCGCACAGATGACCGCGCAGTCGGGACAGTCTTCCGGCGGCGGATTTATGGATAGCATACTACAATTAGGTGGCGCTTTCTTGGGGACCAGCACTGGCGCAAGCTGGCTGAAGAACTTTTTACCTTCATCAGACGTTAGGCTGAAAGAAAACATCCAGCATTACGACACTTTAAAAGGTATTAATTTTTATACTTGGGATTGGAATGCTGAAGGCAAACGAGTTGGAGCCGACCAATTCCCTCCCTTTGGAGTACTGGCGCAAGAAGTGCAGAAGACGCATCCGAAGGCCGTAGTCGAGGATCACAACGGATATCTTCGGGTAAATTATGGGATGATTAACAATGACGTTTGATGAAGCAATCAAGAAATCAATCAAAATGTTTATGAAGGGCAAGATGCCCATGAACACAAGCCAGATAAGTGAAGAAGGCTTGTTCTTCACCCCTGAGTATTTTGACGAATTAGAAGAAGATTTGTTGGAAGAACCTACGGATAGCACGAAGGCTAAGGAAGAGGAGATGGAAGATGAGGTTTGAGGCTCCTATTCCCGGCGCAAATTTTACGGCAGATACCCGAAATTACTCTTGGCATAGGCCACCCGACTTAGTCGATTACGATGAAGCTGTAGGCTACATGATTGATAAGATCGATGAGCCAGAACAAATTGAAGTAGTATATGCAATGTTGGGTATAGACGCCCACATCACTACTGTTGTCTCCACGCTTCTTCTACAGGCCATCAGCAAGGGTAAGATAGGTATCGACCTAGCCGTCCTGATTGCTGGACCTTTAGCCCGTTACATTGAGATAGCCGCTAAGGACGTAGGCATTAAGTATGAGATGGGGATTGAGGATAAGGACCGGGTTGTACTTACCCCTACCCTGCTAAGAGCCTCTATAGGGCTTATGGATGCATCTAAACCTGAACCAACCCCACAGACAGACGAAGCAGCTACTGAGGCGTCCCCGGAGGCTCCTGTAGAGGGTCTAATGACCCGACCTGATACAATAGCAGCGCCCCAAGATGAACAGGCGGCTATGCTTGGTGCTATGGTAGAAGAGGAGCCTAAAGATGAGCTTTAAGACAGAGGCTGCAAAAGTACGCGCAGGTATAGCTTCAGGCGGCTACAAAAAGAAGACAAATCCTTTTCAGGGTTTTGTAGATGAATTAGCTTACGGCCTAAAAAAGCAGGATGAAGAGAAGCGGCAGGAAGAGCGGGTTAAGCGTCAGGAAGCTAGGGTTGCGGCACGGGCTACTAAAGCCAAACAGGATGCCGAGGATAAGCGCGAAAGAGAACGTGAGCAACTAGCAAACTTCTATTTTACGAGTACTGGGCAAGACGCTAGTCCCCAAAATAAATCTGCAATTATGAATGTCATTAGGGGCGGTAACTTTACCGACTTCTCTGATTTAGAAGCTCATATGAAGCAGTATAGCACTTACAGTGAAGGTACTGTGCCATCTATGGAAGTAGCTCCCGGCGAAGTTCCATTTGATATGTTGCCTGAGAGCGATGTGGATAAGCAGACGCGGGAGATACTTAAACAGGAAAAAGGTACAGGCACTATAGAATTTGGCGGTAGCCGAGGAAAAGACGTACTAAGTATGCAGCTTGATGAAGTCCGCTTTGAGCTTAGTGACCCCTCTATTACTTCAGAACGCAGGGCAGAGCTAGAACGTAGACTTGCTTCTCTGACTGACGCAAAGACATACGAACCTACTACCTTGTATAAGCCGGACGGAAGTGAAGTTATCGCCCGTACCGCTGAAGAAGAAGCCGCGTATTTGGCTGATGGCTTTAGCTTAGTAAAAGGATCAGACCCAACTAAATTCCAGAAAAGGACTGTCTATAAAGACGGCGCTTCGATAGAAGTTTTCACTCAAGAAGAATTAGATAAACTTTTAAACGATGATTGGACTAATCAAAAACCTGCCAACACTCCTAACTTTGTACCGCGAACCTTGTATAAAGATGGGGAAGAACTGGAGGTATATAATCAAGATGATCTTAACGCAGCCCTTGGTACAGGCGGATGGTCGGCTGTCAAGCCTGCGGCTAAACAAGATTTTGAAAGCAGATTTGTTTACAAAGATGGTGCAGAACTAAAAGTATTCTCCGAGGGAGAATATGACAAGGCTATTGCCTCTGGATGGCAAGCCGCAAAACCTGCGAAAGCGGTAGAGTTTAAACCGCGCACTCTGTACAATGAAGCGGACGGAACTGAGCAAGTAGTACAAAGTCAAGCTGAAATGAATGCGGCAATAGACGATGGCTTCAGTGCAATTAAACCTGCGAACGCACCTAAATTTAGCAGCCGGACTTTGTATTCAGATGATGGTAAACAGGTGCAAGTATTCACACAGGCCGACATGGATAGGTATACTGACGCAGGCTTTGGCGAGGTTAAGCCAGCTACGGTAAAAGATTTTGTACCTCGTACCCTCTATAACGGTAACAAAGAAATACGAGTTGTAGATTCCTTAGAAATGTCAAACGCTTTAAAAATGGGCTTCAGCA